TCGAAGTCGCCATCAGAATCTTCCGATACAGGGATGCGGTTGAAGTACTTCGCGCCTTCCGGCACGTCGGTCATCAGGAACCAGGCATCCGGGTCGGTGAGGTAATGGTTCACCGCGAAGCCCTCAGGCACAGCCCCGATGGCACGAACAGCGTTGATGTCGTTGTTCGCGGTACCGGTCTGCAGCTGGGTCTCGAGGATGCGCGTCGCGATGTAGATCGATTCCTTGGGGACGATCATCTTGCGGACGCGTGCCTGGATGAGCTTGCCGCGATCGTCCGTCCACCCGGAAATCTGGATGGTGGCGTTCTCGAGGCTGGTCTCGTTCAGGTCCACGGCGACGGACGGACGGTTGGAAACCACCGGGCCGGCGACCTGCGGGTGCGAGGTGGAGAACAACGGGACGCCGTCGCCGACACCATAGCCGCCCGACGCGAGCGCCGTGAAACCGGTGTTGAGCGGGACGACCGCCTTGATCTCCTTGGTGTTCCGCATGGCACGCCCGAGCTCGCGCGAGTAGCGCGTCGAGAGCGAGTCATACAGGTTGTCTTCGAAGGCTTCCTGGGTCAGCGCGAACCCCATGGAGATGGTCTCCATGATGTACGTGCTGGTGTAGCCTTCCTGCGCGGTGTCGAACAGCGTCGCAGCGCCTTCCTGCTTGACCGGCGCCGACTGGAAGCCGGTGACCTTCTGGTCCTGCTCGAAGGAACGATCGCTGGAATATTCGGTATATATCTCCGAGAATTCCATGGGGTACTCGTTGTACGAGGTACCGAAGATGGCATTGAGGCCCGGGAGAAGCTCGCGGAGGAGCTGGGCACGAGAGATTGCGGCCATTTACTTGCTCCTTACACGCCGGTCTTGGTGAGGATCTGCTGGGTGTTGTTGAACGTCACCAGCACATCAGTGTACGCGTCGCCCGGCGCATTGGTCGGGGACTCGACGATGCCGACAACACGCAGCGGAAGCGTGTCTGTGGTATCGAGCGTCGAAGCGTTCAGGGCATTCCGGCTTCGGCCAAAGACCGAAGAGCCCGCCGTCTGGACAATGGCGGCGTTCTTGCCGATGTCGGCAATGCCAATAGCGCCGTTCGCCTGAATCTGGAACGTCCCGAACGGGTAAGTCACGACGCGCCCGAGCGGCAGCTTGGGGTAGGTCGTGTAGCCTGTCGTGGTGGACGCCGGCCAGAAGTTCGACTCGTAGAGATAGCCAAGCGACGGATCGATATACTGGACGCCGACGAACACACCGTAAGGCGTGAGGGTCGAAGTGCCAGTATCCTTCTGCAGGTAGTTGTCGGACCCGAGTTTGACCACGTCGCCGAAATAGATCGCCGTGGTGTAGCCATCGAGGATGGCGACGGACTCAAAGCCCTGTGTGTTGTACTGCGCCCCGTAGTTGAGGACGGGGATCATGCCATACGGATTTGCCGTAGCGGACATTGTTGTCTCCGAGAAGTGGAGCGCTTAGCGGCTTCCGCGGTCCTGGAAAGTTGTCCGGACTTTCGGGTCCTTGAACTTCTGAACCACCTGGTCGTTCTGCGCCATGTAGTGATCCTCGGCGGACGTGAGTTCCGAACGGGCTCGCCGGTAGTACGTCTCGTTGCGCTGCCGAACCATTTCCTCGGGCATCTTGCACAGAATCAGCCCGCCAGATTCGATGTGGCCAGTCTGCTTGTTGATGCCCCATTCCGAAACGATGCCGGGGTGGTCTTCGGCACGGACCGGGGTCCAGCCTTCGCGCGTGCGCTTGTCGACATTCGCGATGTCGGAAGTGCCGCGGCTGGCGGTCCGGATCCACTTGAAGACCCACCCGTCTTCCGGTTCGGGATCCGGGAGCAACGAGGGTTCTTTCCAGGCGAGACGGCGCTCGTCGCGCGTCCGCGTTTCAAGAGACCGCGGCGTCCGGGCAGGCTCTTCCTTTTCGAGGTCAGCCCACGGGTCGAAATCGGTCTCGGTATTCATGCGCCATTCCTCGATTGCTGACGACGGACCTGCTCGGCCATCTTCTCCAGCGGGATCTTGTGTTTTGTGGCGAAATCGACCTGAAACTGTGTCAGGGCGACTTGACCGTCTCGCAGCTTCGGGGCGGCCATTCCGCCATCGCGGGCGCCTTCCTCGACACTGTTATTACGGCGCGGAGCTTCCCGCCCCGAGGGGTCCGTGTTACCGGACTGATTGTCTGAATAGCCCGTACCCAAGCGTTTGTCCAGTTCCTGTGCATATTTACCGGATCCCGGACGGATGCCTTCCGATTCCAGTGCGTAGTGAACACTCATCGCTCGCGCCCGAAAAGCCGGGTCGCGTTCGAAACTCGGGTTGCGATTGATCCAATCGCGGGCTTCCGGGTGGAGGTTGTCGCCTTGCTGGCGGGGCTGTTCCCGTCGCTCCGGCTGCTGTTCCTGAGGACGCTGTTGCGGAGTTCGTGCGGCAATGGCCGTCAATTCGGCGCTGGCTGTGCTGATGTCGCGCGTCGCGCGAGCGATGGCGGCACTGTCGCCGTCGGCGTGCGCCTGCGCCAGACGGCGTTCGGCGTCCTCGAGACGCACTTCTCGCTCGGCTTTCATGCTGGTGGCGAGGCTGGTCGCGCCGTTGTTCACCGCCTGCCGGAGACGCGCAAGCTCTTCGGCGTCGCGTTGACGCTCCGCCCGGAGCTCGTCACGCTGCCGTTCCGCCTCTTCACGCCCGCGCCGTTCAGTGTGCGTTTCATAGCGCAACCGATCGATGCGCTTTTGCACCTTGGCGCTGACATCCCGTAGCTCACCTTCCTGCTCTTCGACCGAATAGTCGAGCTTGGTCGGCTTGCCGGCGTCTTCGTCATCGAGCTCGGCAATCGGCACCGGTTTGCCGGGGGTCTTGCTGTTGAGGTCGATGATCGTCTGCGCCGGATGACTATCAACGCTGTCCGGCAACTGGATCATCTGCGTCCGGTCGCTGGGCGTCGCTTTGAAGCTTTCGCGTGCCATCAGAGACCCCCAACTTCGGCGCCCTCGGGCACCGTGCCGACAATGCCGTCATCGCTGAGCATGCGGTACTCGACCATGCCGCCAGTCTCGGGGTCCTTGGACTTGAAACGCATGCCCTGGTAGCGGCTGAACAGGACGTTGTCGCCTGTTTTGCACCACGCGCCGTTGGGGAATTTCTTAGTGTCTTTGTAACAATCCGGCCCCATCGCGAGGACCGTGCCGACGACCGTTGCGGCGCGCTCGCGTTCGGTAACAGACTCGGGAATGATGATGCCCTTGGCGGTCTGCTGCTCCAGCGTCGGGAGCGCGACGAGCATGTGATAGCCGACCGGGTCGGGGAGGATAACGAGCTCGGTCTGCTCTTCGGCTGCCATTCCGCCGGTCTTGCCGAATGAGTCAGCCTTAATGGGCGTGGGAACGGTGGAAAACTGTCCGAAAGTTTCTGTTTTCTTGAGCGCGGCCGAAGCGCTGGGCTTGAGTGCGGCGGTGTCATTCATCGTCGGGGATGTCTCCTGTAGCGACGTTGCGTTTGTACGCGGCGTAGTCATCGAGAATTTCCTTGAGTGTCAGGTAGCGAGCCTGCGCCGCTGGAAAGTTCTCGACGTTACATTGTAACACGACTTCCTTGGCTGTTTCCAGCATCTGGCGGATTTGCTGTTCGAGCCAGTTCAATTCGGAGCCTTTTTAGTAGCCAGCGCTTCCATGAGACGGACCGCGACATCGGTAGTATGCGACGCGAACCGCTCAACGCGTTCGTCAGCACTAATACCCGGCTCGAATGATCCGCCTTTTAGCCGTTTGTCGAGCGGCACCTTGTTACCGTCTCGGGCGCTATCGTACGCACGCTGCAAATCGCGAATTGTGCGGTCGCTAATCGGCTTCTCGGTAACTGCTCGCGCCAACGGAAAAATCAGCCTGTTCTGCCAGATCGACAGATTGCGTACTGCGTAACGCAATTCTTCATCGGTGCATTCGTCACCGACACGAACTGCTTCTACGACTTCATCGGTATTTCTCATTGAACGGGCCTCTGGGCAGCGGCTTCACGTGAAGCCTTGGCATCGTCAGCCTGCAAGCGCGCGTGCAGTAAGTCGAGGATCGTGTCCATGCTATGCATGCCGACGCGCGACGCCAGTTCGGCCTGCGCCAGCTGCTGACCGTCCGCCGTGGTCTTGGCATTGACTTCCGCCGTAGCGACAGCGCGCTCGGTGGCCGACTGCTCTTTGAAGATGGTGATGAGCAGGTCCTTAACGCGATCAGCGTTGGCGCTGTTGATCTCAGCCATGACCTTTTGCCGCTTGGTGTCGGCGTCCTGTGCCTTGATCCGAAGGCTCTCGGTTTCGTTCTGAACGACCGGATCCTGCAGGTTTTCCAGCGCCTGACGCGCGGCAGCTTCGGCTTTGTTGCGCTGAAGCAATTTCTCGGCTGCTGCGGCGCTGAGTTTAGCGATCTGGTACTCGACATCCTCCGGTAGCGGTTCGCCGGGAGGCGGCAACTGAACGCCGAGCATTTCTTCAATGTCGGCACGATACTGGAAGGCAAGATGCTCTAGGATGTGTGCTGTCGCTGCCGCCTGGATCGACCCGGCTGCCGGGTTGTTCATCAGCATCTGCACGATCTTGGGATCTTCGGCAGCGCTGACATGGACGGTGATGTGCGCGGCGTGGTCCTGCATAATGCCAGCGCGCACCGGCTTGCCGGTAAGCAGCGCCATATTCTCGCTGACCGGGTCGGCCGGCATGACCTCTTCCTCGGGCGGGATGTAGAAATCCGCCTTGTCGCTGCCGAGCACCGTGATCATGTCGCGGTGAACGTTTTTCAGGTTGTAGATGTTCGGCGCGGTCTGCGTCAGCTGGATGATCGCCTGCATGACCATGATGCGCTGCGCCATGGTCGAGGCGTTCGGGTCGGCCACCGGGATGACGTCGACCTTGTCGTCGTAATCCTGCTGACGGCTTGCGCCCATCTCCCGCTGTTTTAGACGGAAGGGGTATGGGACCTGTCCCATGAAATCGCGGACGATTTCGCTGATGACGATGAGCTCCTGCGTGAAGCTCTCGTACAGGCGCTGCTGCACGGCACTCATCACCTTCATCGAGCGCTCGATGATGGCGAGGGTCGTGCCGACCGGCATGTTCTGCCCGGTCATGTCGGTGATCTTCATGTCGGCGACGGAGCCGATACGGCGGCCCTCGTCGACGATCTGCCCGAGCAGCGCGGCTAGCACTTGACTTGGTTCGCCATACGGCAACGGCATGAAGGACTCTTTCAAGTTCCCCATGCTTATTTCAACGTCCCTCCATTCACCCGGACCAATCGGGCTGGAGTCATCTTTGATGCGTGCGCTTTTAGTCTTATATCCAGCCGGCAGATTGCTCAAAGTACCTGCGTCTACAAGCTGACGAAGAATACTGGTCGAGCTCTCGGTCAAGCCGCCGAGGATGTTGATCAAGCCGATGCCGTAGGGGCCGAAGCCCGGCATGTACTTGTGCTGAACGACGTCCATCTGCCGTTCGAAAGCGGGATCGCCTTCTTTCCAGTTGCGGGTGATCGACAGCACTTTATTGGAGTAGGCGGCGACCGTGACGATATAGGGCACCGGAAGGCCGGTAGTGTTGGTCGCGTCCGCCTCGAAGTAGTATTCGATGTGGACTTCGTAGAGCCGATACGGATTGTCGGGAGCCTGATTGGTGTTCGACCGGCCTTCGATCTTGTCCTTGGCTTCGGTGATCTCAGTGGACTTGGTCGGCTGTTCGGTCAGCTTCTCTTTGCGGAACCGACCGCTCGCCATACGGCTCTCGACCCAGTTACTGGTCTTGGGCAGGATGACAGAGTAGCGGGGGGTCGTGTCGAGGCTCGCCGCGGAATAGGGCATGACGACGTGCTCGGGCAGGACGTATTCGGCCCACGGCACCTGACGCTTTTCATCGAACCCGAACTTGCGGAAGGTCGTGCCCGCAAGCGGCAGGTTGAACAGCATCATATCGGTCTCGAGCCGATAGCCTTTGATCTTGCGCGTGGTCAGGTAGTTGAGGTCGCGCTGGACGCGCAGCGCCTGCTGCTCGACGAGGTCGTCGATGTCGCCGATGATCTGCGTCTTGACCGGCCCGGCGCCGGGGAAGATGTCCATCATCGCTTGCGCATTGAAGCGGATGACGCTTTCGAGCAGCATCGGATGGAACGCGCCGCACGCGCCTTCCCACGGATCGGTGCGCTCTTCGTACTTTAGGCCGAGAAGCGTCAGGCCGCGTGCGTAGGTCTTTTTCCACTCGTCTCTGGAGCGGTCGTCTTCGTCGACAAGCGCGACGAGTTCGTGTCCCAGCTGCTGCAGGTACTGATCAGTGAACAGCCCGAACTCGGGCAGTGCGAGGTTGGAGCCGAACGCCTGCTGCGGCGGGGCTTCGGGCATCGGGCCGTTGAAGTCGACGACAACGCCGCCGGTATCCTGCGGGATGATGGCGGGTGCTACGGCCGAGGGGCCTGCAGGATCTGCGCGTTCGGCGCCTTGGCCTTTGAGTGCGGCGTCAGCCATCAGTTCATCCTGCTCAAAGGGACCCGCTCAACTCGGCCAGCATCGTATTCTTTAGCCGCGAAAGCGATGGCGTCTCCGACTAATGCGGATCGTATTTTCTGGTCAGTTTCTGAGCCTCCCACGACGCACAATTCGCCAGACTCATCGATGTAATAGTCGCGCTTGCGACGTTCGGTCCACCATTCGGGCGGCATATCGATTGCTTTGGTCATCTAGTAGTACCTCTTGCGACGGCGCGG